CAGCGCGACGCCCTGCTGGAGGCGCTTCGTCACATCGAAGGCGCGACTATGGACTCGTCATGCGACCGCCGAACAATCCGCGAAGCTGCCCGCGCAGCTATAGCAAAAGCAATTGGAGAATGAGACATGAGCGCAAACGAAACGCAGATCGGTGGGGAGCATTACAAGCCCATGGGCGACTATCAACCGTGGGAGGTGCTGAGGCACTGGCTTACGCCGGAAGAGTACCGGGGCTATCAGAAGGGTGTCGTTATCGCCTACTTGGCACGAGAGCGTGCAAAGGGTGGCGACCAAGACCTGAAGAAAGCCGCGCATCACTTGCAGAAGCTGATCGAGGTCGAGATGCAAGCGGATCAGTCCCAGGACAGGTGGACGCCGGAAGCGGTGAAAGAGGCCGCGTTTCCTGAGGTTGAAGATACCGAGGGGGGATGGGTTGCCTGCACCACTGGCGAGATGCCTTGTGATGGGGAGCGGGTGGTGGAAACATTTTCGAAAATTGGCAGGAAGTACAAAGGCAAGGCAGAGCTTTTCGATTGGGAGCACATCACAAAATGGCGACCAGCTCGCTAAGGTGTGTTCTGTGCGGTCGGGCACTGACAAAGCCCGCCGCATACATTCAGGGGGCCGCTGTGGGGCCAGAATGCGCACAGCAGGCCGGACTGGTATCATCGGCACGTAAACCTCGCCATATGCCGCTTGATCGGTATTTGAGGCAGACGGCGGATGATGGTTTGCAGGGGGGGTTGTTTTCTGAACATGAGGATATGAAAAATGGTGACGCCTAAAAAAGGCGATGTTGCGCCGAAGTCAAGAGGTAACGCGGGAAAAGGTCGGCCAAAAGGCGCGACCAATAAACTCACGACCACGATTAAAGAGGCCATTGAAAAGAGCTTCGATTTGGTCGGAGGCCCGGCCTATCTTGCGCAAATGGCAATTGAGCAGCCGCAGGCTTACATGACGTTGTTAGGCAAGGTTTTGCCGACTCAGGTAAAGGCCGATGTGACGATTACGCCGGGCTATCATTTCGAGATTGAAGAAGTCAAACCGAATGCCTAAACGCATTCGGCTGCAACTTACAGCGCCGCAAAAACAGTTTGTCATGAGCGAGGCCATGCACCCAGGCATGGTTGCAGGATACGGGGCGGGAAAGTCGCAGGCCGCTGTTGCTCGGATCGCACTAAGGGCGTGCAAGTATCCCGGCATGGCTTTTGGCTTTGTTGAGCCGACGCACGACCTGGTGCGCCTGATCGCCTGGCCGCGCTTTGGGGAGATGCTGACCACATGGGGGGTGGGGCATGAGCTGAACAAGTCCGAGAGCATCATGCGGCTTGAGAACGGTTCACAGATCATCTTCCGCAGCGCAGACGCGCCGGAGCGCCTGGTGGGCTTTGAGATTGCCGATGGCGTTATCGACGAGGCCGATACGTTGAAGGCTGCGCACGCGGCAGACGTTTGGACCAAGATGCTAGGCCGATGCCGCCAGCGAAAACCGGATGGCAGCGCTAACACCTTGGCAGCGGTAAGCACGCCGGAAGGGTTTGCCTGGATGTATCAGACTTTTGGCCGGGAGCTAAAGCCGGGATACGAGCTTATCCGAGCGCCTACATGGTCTAACCCGTATCTGCCAAAAGGCTACGTTGACCAGCTACGGGCGACATACAACCCCCAGCAGCTTGAGGCGTACCTAAACGGGGAGTTCGTCAACTTGACCGCAGGCAGCGTATATGCCGAATTTGATCGCAACCTGAACGCGAGCCGGGAGAGCATTCAGGACCGCGAGGCGGTGCATATCGGGCTGGACTTTAACGTCACGAACATGGCCGCCGCTGTGTCAGTGTTTCGCGGGGATACGGTTCACTTTGTCGAGGAGCTGACCGGCATCCGAGACACACCGGCCATGATCGCCATCCTGAAAGACCGATACAAGGATCGCGGGCACGCGGTACACGTCTACCCAGACGCAAGCGGTGGGGCTACTAAGTCGGTGAATGCCGCCCTGTCTGACATTGTGCTTCTGAGGGCCGCAGGGATACAGGTATGGGCGAACAGCCGCAACCCGGCTATCCGGGATCGCGTGGCCAGCGTTAACGGGCTGATTCACAACCAAGGAAAGCGCCGCCTTTTCGTTCGCGCTGACAAGTGCCCGACGCTGATCGAGAACCTGGAGCAGCAGGCTTACGATAAGCACGGCCAGCCGGACAAGAGCACGGGGATGGACCACCTAAACGACGCAGCGGGCTACCTGGTGGCTTACAAGTTCCCGATCCATCGCGGCCCGGTGAAAATGGCGACTGTGACCGGCATGTAAAAAATATTCAAAAAAAGTGTGCAGCGGGTTGTTTTATGGTTTACACTTGAGGCATCAACACAGCAACCTACCGGAGAAAATAATGTACACAGCACACCGCACCGAAAACAACAGCAAGATCAGCAGCGTGGTCCGTTGCGCCTCGCTTAAGCAACTGCGCGAGTGGTGTCTCAACAATGGTCACGTAATTGTTACTGGCCGACAAGTCAAGAAGTCGATGGACAGCGGGGCTTGTGTTCGCTTGCTGGATTCTGATGGCCGGGTGAGATTTTGATAATAAAAGCAACCTTAGGAGAAAATCAAATGGCAATCATCAACACCAAGACCGACGCCGAAGTTCGCGCAGCAGTCAAAACCATCTTTGGTGCCAAAAACGCCCTCGTCACCAAAAACGGTGAAGTCCACATCAAAGGCACGATGCCCAACACCAACCAGACCGGCTGGTATCTGATGGGATTTGTTGGACAACCCGAGCTAGATAAAAAGATATGGGGCGAAGACGGATCGCTGAATGATTTTGCGCGATAAGGTCAAAAACAACGGGCCGCAAGGCCCAAAACCCGCCCCCGGTCGGATACCGGCATCAACTTAACGGAGAAACCCCATGGAAGAAAAACAAGCCATCTTGCGCGTGCTGATTAACGCAGCGCACGACCTGAAGGCATCCCAGACGTTCATTCAGCGTCAGTTCCCACAATTTCAAATGCAGTCTTTGCAAGACTTGCGAAACCTGATCGCGGAGATGACGAAATGACAAAACGCACCTACGTTATGTCCGAGCAGACCAAGACCATCATGGCCGTGGTCAACAAATGCGGGGCCGATGGCATCAAAGCCAAAGACGTTGCAGAGCGCCTACAGCTTGAGCCGCTGATCGTAAGCAATACCCTGGCGAGCCTGCTGAAAAGCAAACACATCTTCGCTCACACCAAAGGCGTGCGGTATTACAAGGCTCTGAAATACAAGCCTGTCATCAAAGCGTCAACCGTTGAACGGCACATTCCGCGCGGTGATTTTTTTGGCGTGGACTGGAGCCATTCCACCCAGCGCCCAGGCTGTCAAGATCACACCGCGATTCCGAGCCGCGTAGGCGACCGGATCATTCCATACAAGGCACCGGGGCTGATTTGCACCGGAGTTTTGGCCGATAAATCTAATCACACGAGGGATTAAAGATGAAACTCCGAATCCAAAAAACACACCCGAACGCCCGCGTACCTGAGTACGGCACCGAAGGCGCGGCCTGCTTTGACCTGTACGCCGCAAGCGTCAACGGCTCGGACTGGATCGGCGATGTTGTCTATCGCGGTCACAATGCGCTGTGTGATACCGGCCTTGCGTTTGAGGTGCCAGATGGCTACATGCTGGAAATCCGCAGCCGATCAGGCTTTGTTTTCAAGCATGGCGTTACCGCGTTTCCAGGAACGATTGACAGCGACTATCGCGGCACCGTCAAGGTGTTGCTGATTTGCGACCCAGACTGAGAGGACGAAGCGCCGCTTCGCATCAATCCGGGCGACCGAATCGCCCAGGCTTGCCTGGTGGCTGTGCCGCGCTGTTGGTTTGAGGTGTGCGAGCAGCTCACAATGACGGATCGCGGGGCCGGTGGTTTTGGTTCTACGGGGGTGGTGTTGAGTTGATGCCGGTATCCGACCGGGGGCGGGTTGGTGGTTTATGCGGCCCGGTGTTGCTTCACGCTTCCGCGCTCTTTCAGTGGTGTTTTGCGTTGGGCGCTTGTCTTTGTGGTCATTTATCAATATGGCCTTAGATTCATCCAGTGGCTCGGCTCGTCGTCTGCTGCATTTGGCCCGCCTTCTACAAACAAATCAAGGCCATCCATGTATAAGCCCATCGCGGCGACTTGAGTTCTTACGGTTAACTCTAGGTCTGTCGGCTTCTCGCCGTTGTACTGAGTTGCGGTACCTGATGTAACGGTCAGTTTCTTTGTTTGATTTTTCAAGGATTCAAAGATAGAGCCCGTACAAACAACTTGACTGCCTTGTATGCTTATGGT